CTATCTCACAGGCGATTCCGCGATCAATGGGGTTGGCAACGCCCTGAACAACAAGATCGTTGGCAACACTGCCGCCAATGTCCTGAGTGGCGGGGCGGGGAATGACAGCTTCTATGGTGGTATGGGCAATGACACATTGACTGTTGGATTAGGTATAGACAGTCTTACTGGTGGCGCTGGAAATGATACCTTTGTTTTTACATCAACAGCAGAAAGCGCCTCTGGAAGTAATCGCGATGTCATCACAGACTTTGCATCCGGTGATAAGATTTCACTCTCGGCAATTGATGCAAGCACTCTTTCGTCTGGGGATCAAGCCTTCACCTACTCTGGCTTGACGGCATTCACGAGTGTTGCAGGTCAACTAATTTACTTGAACGGCATTCTGTCTGGCGATACGAATGGTGATAGAACTGCTGATTTTCAAATCAATCTTTCAAACAATCCAACCTTAACAGCTTCTTCATTCATATTGTAGATTTTGCGACAACATGAACGATGCGGCTGGACAAATCATATTTTTGTCCGGCCGCATCATTTATTTTTCAGAGATGATTTTTCACTACTGCTTGAAATTCAAGAAAATATAATCTCAGTCCTCGTGACCACAACCCCTCCCCCGGGTACCTTCCCAGGAAGTCACTATAATTCCAATGGGAAGGATGCCAACATGGACAAAGATTGGGAAATCATCTCCTGCTACACGCGGCAACAGGCCATTGAAGACGGGGTGTTGATTGATGTTACCGAGCAGGCGAAACGAATCGGATTCAAGGTGAACACGTGCGTCACGGACAACCTGTTCTCGGAATATGTGTTGCCGCCGGCCGGTCTGGAGGGTGAAGGGCAATCCATCGAGGGACGGCTCCAGGACCTACTCTTCCGCACTTTGGTTGCCGCCAGCACCATGGGAGGCACTAATCGGGTCGAATTCGTCGTGCTGTTTCTCATGAAGCCAGGTCATTGGGACAAAGTCCACGTCCTGGCCACCATGGGTCCGCGGACCTCGTTCGGGGTCAGGATGCCATTTGCCACCGCAATCTGGTGACTCTTCCACCTTGTTTCAGGATCGCCGCGCAAAAGCCCGGACAGGTCGAACTCTATTGAGTGCGTTTGCTGTTCCGCAGTAGTGAAAATCTTTCTCGCAAACTCACATTCGAGCTTTCTTATCCACGGCCCCAACGTATGTTGGGCGAACCAACGGCCGGCCGCTTCGCTGTTTGTAAAGCTCGAATTGTCCCAGATGCCCACTAACGGGGGCGGAACCTGGAAGATGCGGGCGATCTCTTCGGCGGCAAATTTGCGGCTGTCCAGAAGTTCGGCGTCCTCCATCGAAGAGGAAAGCGGCTTATACTCCATGGCCTCTTCAAGGACCATCGTTTTGGCCGCATTGTTTACACCGGAGTATTGATTGTCCCATTGCTGGCGAAGTCGCGTAGCTACGTCATCGCTCAGTGTTCCTGGATGCTGCAACACGCCAGACGGTCGCGCTCCATTGCGGAAAAACGCCGCCTGGAAATCCTGGAGCGCAACGGCGTTGCTCACTGCGGGCGCAGCACGGGCGAGCCTCGGGCGGCCGATAAGGCCCTCTTCGCTGGCGTCCTTGAGGTGGATGACTTCGTAATCCAAAAGCCGCCGCTGCCGACCAGTGCCACCATAAATTGTGGTCACCTCGGTCACGTCGTAGACCAGCTTTCCCGAAGGTAAAAGCAACGGAAAAACGCACCACCACGGGATTGGCCGCAGTTCTACCACGCGGCCGGCCGCGTCCGTGACTACCTCCACGAGGCAGTTGCCCCAGAGCAAGACTTGGCGCATGGCCCATTGCATGAAATCAGGCCACGCTTGCCAGCCATTGGGGCCACGGCGCACCAGTTGCATGAGCGGGTGCCCCTCGTCGATAGCCCGGCCCTGGTCCTGGACCTGATAAACATACGTCGGCAAGGAGCCCACCCCGTCGGCAATGCGGTCAACGCAAGATGTCACGATGGCCAGGGTCTCCGCCAGACGGGGGGAACTGGCCCCGGTGGCCGTGGACAGGCCGGAAAGACCGCGCAGGGCCGACCAGGAGGGGTCGCCGGCCCTGGTCTCGAACTTGGGCTTCCGGCGGAAGAGGTCGAGGAACTTCATATTGTCTCCAGGAACCGCCGGGCCAAGCTCAAGCGGACAGGGGAGGCAGCGGCCCGCGCCCGGGCCGAAACCTCGGTTTCGGGATAGGCCGGCCAGCTCGACACGACGCTCACCTCTAGAAGCTCGACCGCCCCCAACTCCCGGCGGTTCCCAACCCACCGCTCACCGCCTGGCAGGGGGCGGAAGGCGAAACTCATTCCTCCCAAAAGACCTTCTTCGGCCATGACGCGCAGGTCGCGGCCCAAGGAGGTGTTCGGGATGTCCAACTCGAAGGACAGGCCCCGGGCCCCTTCCGCAAGGCGTAGCGACCCGTTTTTGGTCCGGGCCAGGACGCGGGCCAGGTCGTGGTCTTGCACGGCGAGGATGTCGTGCCCGGCGGCAAGGGTAGCGGCGAAGGCTCCGGGCTTGATGACCTCGACGAAATCATCAATCCGGGTTTCGACGTTGAACGGGGCGACGATCCCCCCGAGCTTGCCCCCCACGGTCGCGTAGGAGGTGGAAAAGCGGCGTTCAAGGTCCATGATTGCTCTCTTGTGGCTGCTCTTCAGGTCGCACCCGCCACAGCGCGACGACGGCCCGGCAGGGCCATTTCGCATTGATCTAGCTGGTGGCAATGTCCTTGATGGCCGCGAAGCTCTCAGGGTGCCGCACGGCGAGGTCGAGCGTCATCATGGCCCTGACCGAGACGTTGCCCTTCGAATAAGCCGTGCTTTCAAAGGGATTTACCAGGATGTCGAGTTCGGACCAGAAGCCGATAATCAGGTCCGTGAAGTTCCCGAAAATCAAGGCTGACAGGCCGGTTCCGGTGGACTTGGTAAGGTCGGACGGGACCAAAGTGGTAGAGGCCAGAGGGTAGCCGGCCAAGTCGTCTGGGGCGTCCATGAGGTAACCAGGAATACCAGCGTCCTTGAGGGTCTGCCGGCACTTTTTGACAACGGACGGATTGGTGAGAAAGGCCTTGCCGGTGGTATCGGCGTTTTCCAATTCGGCGATGAGGTCCAGCACCTTTGCCCAGGTAGGGGCGCCGCCGGTCGCGCCCATGGCCACGTCGCCGATGCCCGAGGTGGCCAGGATGCCGCTCGGCTCATTCGCGCCGCCACCCACAACGGCCACGCTGTCCACGGCCTCGGCGAGAATCAAAGCAAGGTCGTCGCGCACCAGGGATTCCACGTCGGGGCTCGACTGCATTAACATATTCCGGGACATTTCCACGATGCCGCCGGCATGTTTTGGGGTCAGGCCCACTTGGCGAAATTCGGGATCGCTGGGAGTCAAGGCGGTATTTTCCGCGACCCAACCGGCAGTGGCGGACGCGGACAGGGCCGGGATAGCCAGGTTTCCAACGAGGCCAGTCAGAACGCGAGCCCCAAGCCGACGCACAACCATGGCGGCCCGCAGGCGGTCAATGAAGAGGTCACCCCGAAAGTCGGTGGCGATCACGTTGGAGCCCGGACCGCCAGCGGGTAGAGCTGTGGTGAGTACGCGGCGTTCCATGACCTGATAAGGGACCATGACCCCCTCGGCCTTGCGTCCGCTCCGGCGTTCAAGTTCGGCGGAAAGTTCCTTTTCCCGACCATCATCAACACGCAAGCCGGCAGCTCCGGCGATGGCCCGGACCACGGAAAAGTTCCGCAGTTCCATGTCAAAGTTCTGGTCACCGGTCCCATTGACCGGCCGGCCGACGGCCCGGCGCTCGGAATCGTCCAGGGTCGTTTGTCGCTGGATTGCGGCTTCGGTCTTGGCGGCTTCGGCCTTCAGGGAATCGAAGCGGGCGGCCTCGTCGGCGGTCAGGTCACGCTTTTCCAACTCGGCCTTGTCGAGCACCGCCCGCATCTCCACCACCGTGTGGTGGCGCTGTTCCTGTAACTCTCGAAGATTCATATTGTGAGACCGCTGCGTAATTCTTACAAGTCGAGACTGCTGCGTAATTAGTCGGTCCTGAAATCTGTCCATCAGCCTGAAAAAGCTTAACAAAACGCCCGAATCAATGTATTGTCCTCGACCAGGAACTGCAGTGATTCCGCAGAAAACCGGTTGCATCTGAGCAT